GCACGGGGGCCTCACTTTCGATAGTTGATGGTCATTACGGGGTGGGGGCATGAAAAAACCGTCCACAAGGGACGGTTGGTTGGTGACCATCACTGCCGAAACGGCACCGCGTGCGCGGCGGTCGGATCGATCCCCCGAAGGCCCGCCCCGGCGGGGAAGTGCCGGGGCGGGTGGGTCTCACTGCTGGCGGAAGATGGAACGGTTGCCCAGCACGGCCTGTTCGAGCATTGGGCGCGTGATGCTACGGAACTGCTCCTCCGTCAGCTTGTGCGGCGCGACAGGCTGACCGTTCTCGGTTGGCCAGTTCGCCGGGTACTCGTCACCAGCGCCGGCACCCAAAGCCGCTTCCTGCACGGCCGGGGCAACCAGTCCCTTGCGGGATGGCGCGTAGCCCGATTCCACCAGCTCCTGAATCATGGCGGTCCGCTGTGCGGCCACCTGCTCCGCGACCAGACGCGCCACACGCTGGTCTTCGGTCTCCGTCACGACCGGAGCAGCTGGGGCCTCCACAACGCTCTCCGTCGCGGCAACCGGGGCCGGCGCGGCCATCTTGGTCACCAGGCCAGCGATGGCATCGGTCAGCTTGTCGAACTTCGCGGACAGGGCGTCCAGGCCGCTGTTCTCGGTTGTTTCGGTCGCGGCGGCCGGCTTTTCCGACGCCGGGGCGGTTGGCTCGCTCACTGCGGCCTCCTCCTTGTTGTCGTCGGCAACCGGTTCCGGTGCCGCTTCGGTTTCCTTCACCTTGGGGTCCGCAATGGACTCCATGGCGTCGTCGTCCGGCTTGGATTCGGTGTCCATGTCCGGGTCTTCGGCGGGTGCGCCAGGAACGTCCATGTCTCCGTCCATGTCCGGGTCGATCTTCTCCAGTGCCGCGCACGCGGCTTCCATCGCGGCGTGACCCAACGCGTCGAGATCATGGGGGTCCACACAGCAGGACGAGACGGTGACGCACACCATGCCGTTGTCCAGGCTCACGTGAAAACTGGCCTGGTTGCCGTCCAACATGGCGTAGGCCATGTTCTCGGTGACGGACTCCGTCAGCTGCCAGCGGTCGATCAGCCACGATTCGTCTGTGACGTCAACCCCGAACTTCTTCAGGGCGGCCTTGATACGGCCCTTGATCCGCTTGAGCTGTGCGGCGGTGTAGTTCTTCGCCTGCTTGGCCTGATTGATGTAGCCCCACGCGGCTTTCGCGTGCGCCTTCGTGTCGATCGGGTATCGCTTCGCCTTGTCGTCCTGGTATCCCGGGTCCGCGTACGAACCACTCGGGGCCTTGGTAGGTGCCGCTGCCGGCTTCCCGGACTTCAGAGCGGGAGCGCCCTTCTCTGTCACCGATTCGTTGGCCGCGTTGACTCCGCAGTCAGCGCAGCACTCGCCGTCACACCCGGACACTCGGTGATCGGCGGCGTTCTCCGTGGTTTCCGCAGTCTCCACGTGTCCCTCCATAATGGATTCGTAGATCAGGACACGGTCGTCCGCTTCTCGTGCCTGGTTGCCGGCGCGGCGGTATCCGGTGATCTCGGCTCCGGGCACACCGGGTGTTCCCGTGTAGTCCAGGCCGTAGATGTGAAGGTCTTCGCCTTTCTCGACCGGAGTCCCATTGTGCATAACGGTTTGCACCTTGCCGGACCAAGCGCCACGGATGGAGACCCCCTTGAGGAAGGGTTCCACGTCGTCCGGGTCGTTGGGGTCTTGCTTGGGTCGGATGAGACTGTCAATGGTTCGTGCGTGCGGGGTGTCCGCCACGTCGGCGGTGAACTCCGCTTCCCCGTCCCGGTTCAGGGTCAGGGAGGTCACGCGGCCCACGATGCGGGTCGAGTCGTCTTCAGCCGCGTGGTGGGTGCGTTGCGACATGTAGTTGTCGGACTCTTCCATGTCGTCGTCCATGTTGCGGAACTTCGCGTCACCGGACGCGATCCGCGCCTGAGCTTCGGCCACGGCCCGCGCGATCATGTCCTTTGTGTACAGTCGCCCGTTGCGGCTGACGCCAGGGCGGAGCGCGATGCCGCTTACGGTCGCGATACGTCGGGCCACGGCATCCTCACTTCCTGACGCGCTGGCCGCGTGCCAGTGTGGTTGTGCTGGACTGTTGCGCCCGCCCCACGATCCGCAAGACGGCCATCTTCACCTCTGGCACTTCGAGCGCTTCGAGCAACGCGGCCACGAACCCGTCCGCGTCCGCATGTTGATCGGCCGGGTGTCCGGCGACGCGGGTCACCGGCCCACCACCGACGCGGAGAACGTGACCGACGTGGGTGAGCCGGTGAAGGTCCACCCGAACCGCGCCTGTGTGGTGAACACCGCGTGCTGCGTTCCGTTGGGGAGCCCGGTGGACGCGAATCCCGGTCCCATGTCGAACGTCACGGTGGACACGGTCGAGATGGCCGGCAGGCTGGAAACCAGGTACCACACTCCATCGGCTCCCAGCCGTTGGACGAAGAAGTTGACGGCCGGACTGGTGCCGCCGGTCAACGCGGTGACATTCATGTCCACCGCAAGATAGGTGATGTTGCTGGTGGAGAACGCTGTTCCCGTGTTCGCTGTCGTGTACGCGGCCGACGGAACCACAAGCAACGTGGTCGCGGCCGACTGGGTGGGCAATCCGTTCTGATCAACCAGTGTGATCACAGGGTTGAGCGTCACGGCGTGACCTCCTTTGGAAGGTAGGGCGTGAAGTCCAACGCCTGAAGTGGTTGTGTGGCAACAAGAGTGCACCGACAAAACGGGTGGATGCTTGGGTGTGGTGCTTCCACCAACGCGTACGGCGAGTGCTTCTCGAACGTGTCGCAGACGACGCACACGCGGGTGTCACCGGCGGTGAAAAAGTCGACTTGCCGCACGCCTTGGCGGGCGTACAGGGCGAGCGTTCCGCGTGCGAAACTCTGCCCCATAGCCATGTCGACCAGGGTTTCGATGGCGCGAATGTCCTTGTCTGTCAACAGTTCCTGGACTGCCGACACCATCTCTTGCGCGGTTGCTCCCTGTTCGGCCAGTCGTGCCAGGGTGCGACCCACGTCTGATGCCATGCCGTCCAGGATCCGGCTGAGCCACCCGCGTGCGTCGCCTTCGAACTCGCCCAGCTTTTCCAGCGCGTTCCACGCGTCTTTGAAGGCGATGTCGAAGTCGATACCAAGGATGTGGATCTCTTGTGCGGCAAGAGCAATTGCCCCGGCTTCACCTTCGGCCATGCCGTCCTTGAGCGCGGCAACCAACGCGGCAACCAGTTTCGCCACTTTGCTGTTGGTGAAACTTTCGGTGATGCGGTGGAGTAGCCAGCGCCCCTGTGCGGCGGCGGCGGCCAGCCAGTCCTTAATGGACTCGGATGGCTCGCCGATGCTGGACGCGTGGCGGAAGCGGGTGACCGCGTCAACGATCGGAAGATCATCGACGATCGGCCGCCATGCGTCCGTCACGGCCTCAATGTGCTTGACGTACAACACTTCCCGCCGGTCGTACACCTTGGCCCAAGTGCCTTCGAGGCTTCCCAGTTTCAGGGTCACCTCAAAAACGTCCCCATCGGGATGCTCGCACCCCATGGCGACCGCGACCCGGCACGCTTCCCGCACACGAGGAGTCATCGGGCCACCGCTGGCCGCCCACCCGTGGGCGAACGTCTCACGCAACGCGGCGGCAATCCCGTTCATGAGACCCCCTCAGTACGCGCCCACCAAGGGAATGAATCCTGTTGACGTTCCCACGGTGGCCGGATTGAACGACGCCGGCAACGCGGTCTGACCGTTCAGGTAAAAACACCGTTTGTTGCCCGCGTTGGACACGCCAAACGCCAGCCATGGCGCGTCGGAATCGTTGGCCCCCAACGCATACGGCACCACAACCCCCGTGAACCCTCCCAAAATATAGAGGATGTACACGAACCGGCCGGCAGTCTGCGCCGCAACCGTGGTGATGGAGCGAGAAGCCCATCCGGCGGTGGTCCACAACGTGTTGTCGTTGACTGTGACCTGTAGCTGTGCCCCGGTGTCGTCGTAGATGCCCAACTGGTTAGGCACAGCGGACGCGGAGTACGTGCCACCGGTTCGGACGGCGGCCGTGAGTGTGGACAGGGCGGTGTTCGCCGGCACCCAGCACCGCGCGCCGAACACCGTGCCGTTGGACAACGGACTAGGGTTCTGGAAGAACGCGGGCTCGTCGGACGCCGTAAGCAAACCGTAGCCGGACAGCGGAAACACTGTGCCAGCGTTGATACTTCCCCACTTGACACCCGTGGTTTGCGTGGAGTCGGCCATCAGGATCTGTCCGTCTGTGCCGACTCCTTCCCGGGTAACCGTGGATGCGGCCGTGGCCACCAGGAGATCACCCTTGGCGGTTGCGGTGGACGCCTGCACAGCGCCTGTGACGCGGGAATCATTGCCCTGTGCGGAGGTTCCAGCGGTGGTGCCGTAGGACACGGTCAGCGTACGGTTCGCCGTGAGGTCTCCACCGCCGGTCAGTCCGGTTCCGGCGGTGATGGTGCGCGTGATTGGCACCTTCGCGGCGAGATCAGTTGACAGGTTGGCAACCTGAGATTCGGCGATGGTTCCGACCGACACGACTGGGGCGACCGTGGGGGTTCCAGTGACAACGATCGTGCCGTCCACATTAGACACTGAGGTGACGGTTCCCGCTCCGGCCGCCGGCCGCTGAGCCACGCTCAGGATCCCGTCGGATCCCAGCGTGGCAATCCCATTCGCCACACCCTTCTGGGTGATCGGAATGTACTGAAGCACCGTGGGTGGCGTGGTGACCGGAACCAGACTGCTGAAACTCACCGTCGCGGGAGTGGACGGCAAACTGAACTGGAACAGATCGCTTCCGGCGTCCGTGGCTACCTCAGCGGTCCACACCCAGTTCTGAGGGCTGATTCCGCTGTAATCGGTCGCTGGCAACGCCACGGTAAACAGGCCGCTCACCAAAGGCACCCGGTACACGGTGGTACCCAGCAACACATTGCTCACGGAGTCACGCAACATGGACGGGTTCGAGAACGTCACGGCTCCCACGGCCGGGTTGCCGGTCACGGGATTGCGGATATCACCGTTGATAGTCACCAAGGGAACATCGTTGGGAAGTGGCATCGTGGTTATCCGTTCTGAGTGCTGTTCACGATCACCAGCCCCCTAGTCCACGACCTTCGGAATGAGCGCCTTCACCTTGTCGGCAGTCAGCGGCCCATCGGGGATGTCGTCAGGTTCTGGGGCCGTCGGAACGCCCGAGGCTGGGTGTTCCGACGGCTCCGGTTCACTCGGCGAAGTCATCGGGGAGTTCTTTCAGCGCTTCCCGCAACCGCGTCCGGTAACGCTGTTGCCACGTCTCGCGCGGTGGACGTTGACCAGGTGGTGTGCGCCCGGCCGGGCCGGCTGGTGGTGCGCCCGGCGGTGCCGGCATTCCGACCCCGTTCGGGATCGGCGGCAGCATCGGCGGTGGCTCCTTCTCCGGCTTCTCCAACGCCAACGGCTCGTCATCCTCGCCCGGCTCCATCGGTTCGAGCGCGGAGCCCTTGAGCTTCGCGGCGACTCCGGCACGGGAGTAGGCGACCATGTCCCGCCACAACACCAGGTTTTGGCGATCGACCAGGATGGCGGTGTCTCCACCGTCCACGGATGGTTCTCCGATGTCGGCGCGGTAACGGTCCAGCGTCCAGGATCCGTTCCGGAGGCGCGTGTCCCGGATGTCCTCGATCGTCTTGGAGTCACGCATGTCGATTTCGCCGAACTTCAGGTGCCAGCCCTCGATACCGAAGCCACGCTGAACGATATAGAAGTTAAGCTTCTCCAGAACCAGTTCCGCGATAGGCTGACAGGTGTTGACAAGGAACGTTTTCCTCTGAGATTCACCCGTACCGCCACCCAGGTTCCCCGATTCGATAACACCCGCTTCGGCTGGCGGCACACCATAGGTGGCGAGGATTTCATCACGCTTCTGGTCGAGCGTGTGCAAATACTCTTCCACCTTGTTCTGCTGCAACTCCTTGACCGCCGCGCCACCCTTGGTCGTCAGCGGGAAACCGATGTTGCGAGGGCCGACATTGCGTTGCATGTATTGCCCGACCCACCGGTTCATTTCCGGCTGGCTCATGCCCTGCGGCATGTCCACATGAATGTTCGCCGGATTGCCCTTGCGGAACGTCTCCTTGAGCGTGGCGGCCGTGAACAGCCACGCCGTGATCGGCAACAAACCGGCTTGCGTCGGAGACACGCCGAACACGCCGGAACGCGGCGAGTCCAAAGAGATATGAATGATCTCGTTTGGCTTGAATTCGGCGCGCTGGCCGAAATCGGTGAGCTGAATATACTTGCTGACTTCACCATGCTCGTTCGCGATGGGAAACACGGATGGGGCGTCCAGGCTGTACATGGACACCGGGATCCCGGCGACCCACACGACTTCAATGTAGGCGTCACCGAACACCAACAAGTCACAGATGATGCCCCGCAACAGCTGACGCATGTCCTCTTGCGGGTTGCAGTACTTGAGCAGCCGTTCCAGGGCCAACACGTTGTCCGGCTTGTCAGGGGCTTCCTGGTCGCCTTCCCCAGTGTCGGTGTCCCAGTCCGTCATCAGACCACCGGCGGTGATGGTGCGCGCGACGGCGTTCACACACGCCCAACTCCACGGACACGCCAGGTACGCCTCATAGAGCTGTTGAAGCATGGACCGGCGGTCAGTTTGGGTGGCGGATCCGATGCCCTGGGTGTATTCGTTGATACCACCGGACGGAATACCGTATTCGTATCCGGCGCGAGTTGGCGTCTTCGTGGGATCAAAATTATCGCTACTCTTGGCCGCTTCCTCGATTACCATCGATTCCCGGCCGAAAACCCGCTCCCAAAACCCCATGGCATGTTCACCTCCCCGCCGTAATCATCGTATGTGTACGGATTGTCATCATCACGCGGGATGTAAGCGAACGGCCCGATTGGTTGAGCGGCCGGGATCGAGTCGACCACGGCACTCACAGCGGAGTCCACCATCATGAATTCCGGTCCGGAACCCATGTTTACCAGCATGTAGCGCAACGCGTCCGCAATGTGGTCATCCGCGTTGGTGTCGACATCTTCCGGGTCACCGGTCTTAGCGTGCGGCAGCGCCGGAATAGTGCGCAGAAAGTTCGCGCACGTGTCGAACACGTGCAGGTTCGGGCAGGTCTTCCAGCCCATCGCGCGGTGGTGCGGGCACGCTGGGGCGTCGGTGAGGTAGCTGTGGATGCGCTGCCACCCGTTGACGCGGGACCCCCCGCCCTTGCCGGCCTTGGACAGGTACACACCGTTGTCCGCGTACACGTCCGCGATCGGCTTCGCGTCGCCCCGCGTCGCCCACATGGCGTCGTCGGCGAACCGCTCGCAGATGGGCTCTCCGGCTTCGGCAGCAAGGATCTGGCGGGCCTGTTCGGCTTCGCCAACCTGGCGGGCGTACAGCTCCCGGTAGATCCACACACGGCCGTCTTCGTCCACCGCGCCCCACACCACGGCCCACGGCGCGGTGTAGCCCCAGTCGACGCCCGTGTAGCGCTTCCATGTGTCCGGGATCGACATCGGGCGCACGGTGAATCGCTCCCCGGTGCCCCACTCTGAGAACACCTGACCGGCAAACATGTTCCAGTCGCCGTCCAGGAAGGCGCGGCGAAGGTGTTCGGGGAGGCCCCGAAGGTCGTCGGCGTACTCGGCGTTGACGTGCGGGTTGTCCGACAGCTTCGACGGAATGAACCGCACGGTGCGCCTACGGGCGTCGAGAACGATTTTCTTCCCGTTGTCGGTGGCGTCGATGTATTTCATTTTGACGTCGCCGTGTCCGACTCCGCCCGGGTTCGTTCCGGAGCGGACCCCGATCACGGGAACGTCGGCGCGACCGGACCGGAGCCGGGATTCCAGGAACACGCACACTTCGGGTGGGGTGAGAGTGCGCTCATCGAACAACAGGAGTTGGTACTGTCCACCCTGGCGTTTCGTGGCGTCCTGCACGTTTTCGGCATACCGGAACATGATGATCGACCCGTTGGGAAACTTCAGGTCGTATTCCGTGCCGTTCCACGACGCACCAACAGCCTTGGCGAAATCCATTTGCGCCAATTCGGCCAGCATGGATTCCTTGAGTTCGGGGTAGGAGCGTCGGAAAGCGCCCACGCGCAAACCGGGATGCAAAACGCATTGCTTGATCCCCTCAGCCACAAGCGCTTTGGTTTTTCCCCCACCGACTGCCCCGCCGTAAAGCACCGCGAATTCTGTTGCCTCGTGGAATTCTTGCTGTCGCGGTGTCGGAACGTATCCGAGTTTCTGGAACACTTCCGGGTCGGGCGGATCAAGCCTTTCAGCCAGCGACAAGGCGAAGCTTTTCCGCAACACGGGTCTTCGCCTCCCGCTGTTGAGTCAGGTCCAAGCCCATCTCGCGGAGCACGGCCGACAGGGCGTCCGCCACCATTGTGGCCTGCATTTCCGACACCTGGGCAAGGCGTTCGTCGATGTTCAGTTTTGCCATTGTGGCTAGCACCGTGTTGCACCGGTCAAGGGCGCGTTCGAACACGACGATTTCGCCTCGGATCTGTTCCCCGGACTTCTCGCCGTCGTAGCGGATGTCTTCGAGGAACGACACGTGGTTGGCGATGGCGTCTTTCCAGGCGACGACTTCACCGGCCAGGTTTGCCATTTCGGTGAGCGGATCCATAATCGGCGTGATTTCGAGTTTGCCGATAGCGGTTTTTACCGCGCGTTCAAACTTGACCTCAACGGCCTTGTTGTTCGATTCGCGGGTGTTACCGAAGTGGAGTTTGCACCGGCCGACACCAACGTGATTGGTTCCCCATCCGGCGGGCCGGCGGCAAGTGCCGATTCGACGGTTACCGTCGTCGTCTTTGCCCCGGAGTTCACCGCCGCACAATTCACCGGCCATGATGTTCTCCTCCTTGGGCCCGTCCGATCCTGCGCCGAGAACCGAACGGGAGAAAATGGTTAGCGACCCGCAATAAGATCGTCGAGTTTGGTGCTGAGTTCCTGAAGTGCGGTGTGCAACGAGACAAGCGACTGGTGGTCGGCATCGGCTTTCGCGGACCGCATCACATCAGCTTTGTTCTGCGCGTAGTTCAACAGGGGCAGCGCCCACAGTTGAATCCAGCCGGACGCGAGGAAGAACACGACCTGTTGCGTTTCGGTCGGCAGCAAAAGCGCGAGAAGCGGAACGGCGACGAACACGGCCGTGGTCCAGGTGGAGCCGAACACGGTCACGAGTCGATCAGCCACCCAGTCGTCCCACTTGGACGGAGGGAGAAAGTGTCTGGGATGCGGGATCTCAGGGGGCATGATCACCCCCAAGACACAGCTCTGCCGCAACTGACATGGATTCAACCATATGACCGCGACTACGCGCCAATCTTCAGCAGGACAAGGTTCTCCACGTCACCTAGCCGGTACAAGCGTGTCCCGGTCCGGTCGTCCACGTCCGCCACCGGCAACAGGCCCCGGTTCGCCCACGTGGAAACCGTTTTCCGGTTCACGGTCACGCCGAACAGCACAGGGAGCGCCCGGGACAACTCCGCCGCGCTGAGCACGTAGTCCCTGGCGCGTTCGAACAGGAACGCGCGCCGGGCCGCCATGTCGTATGTGGCGCGGCACACGGTGCACGAGCCGGCTGGCGCGTCGGGATCCCCGAACACGTGTCCGGCGCAGTCCTTCACGGAGCACGGGCCGGCGTACCAACGGTCGGGAGCGCGGTCGACAACACGCCACGCGTCCCGCACGGCACCGGTCACGGTGGCGTGGAGGTCCCCGGCTTCTGGGTGTTGTGCGATCCACAGCGGATGGCGCAGAAGCCACGCGGCCAGCGACCGCACATCAGCGGTGTAATCGGGCGGTGGCTGAAAGTAACCAGTCGGGTCGGTCGGGTCCGGAAGGCGCGGCGAATACGCCAGGTGAAGACGCGAAGCCCACGTTCCTAGCGCTGAACGCAGACGGAACGTGGCATCAGCGGCGGCCTCATGCCACGGCAACGGAGTGCCGGCGGAACGGCCGCCGACACGGGCGGCCGTGGTGCGGTTCGAGCGGGTGAAGGTGACGGTCAGTTCGTCCGCGAGGTTTCGGACGGGCATTCCATGCTCGTCGACAGCCTGTTCACACACGGTGCGCAGGTCGGTGAGGATGTCACCCAGGCACCCAGTCCAGACACCACCGTGGAATGCGCCGCACAGTTCAGCATCGGATGCTTGGCGACCACATCCGGCCGCGCACAGGTGTACGGTGTTCACAGTTGCCAGTCTGCACTGATGATTGCCCGTTCTGCGACCGTTTCGCATCACGATCCGTGCATGTTGCACAAACGGTTACCGATCACCTACAGTTGTGGGTACTCCCAGCCTTCCGGTTTCTGGTAGACGGGACTCCTTGGTGGACAACGCCCCTCACGTCAGTGGGGGGCGTTGTCGTGTTCCTGGCGTTCCCGTTCGAGCTGGATGGCCAACTCGTCCAAGGCGTCACGGAGCGTCGTGCCGGTTCCGGTGGTGAACGGCGGTGAGGCAATGAGGCGGTAGGCCCGCCACAGGCCGTCGGTTCCCTCTTCGAGGGTGATTTCGTAGTGTCCGCGCATGATCACTAAGTGTATCGGACTCGACTTGCCACGGGATGTCAACTCCTGTAGTATCGGTGTCGTCAACCAAGGAGGATGAATGTCCAACTTCCCGACCGCCGGAGCCGACGCCAACGAACGCGAATATTGGAGCGTGTGGCAGAACGGCGAGAATGGCAAGTGGCTGGGCGAGTGGCCGCACGCGCGGCCCAACCTGGGAACGAAGATCAAGATCAACACGTGCCTTCTCAAAAAGAAGGTCGTCGGCTACGACGCCAAGAAGGGTCGCCTCTTCGTCGAGTGACTGCGATGACAATACCCCCGACCGAAGTTCACCCGGTCGGGGGTATTGTCGCGCCAACGGTCACTTAACGTACGTGCCGAACGCCTTGCGCTTCACCACGAGATTCTGGCCCACCAGCTGAGACAGGGCCTCCCGCACGGTGTGTACGGACATCCCATGTGTGCGGCTGAGCTGGGATTCGCTGGGCAACTTGTCCCCCGAAGAATATTTGCCTTCGCTAATAGCCCTCTTCAACAGGGCGGCCAGCTGGTCGGCCTTCATTTCCACTCCCTGGTAAATCCAACCTGTCTTGCGGGACTCCCCCGCGCGGGCATATCCTCTCCCATAACCAAGGAGGTTGTCTACCCGCAAACGGAGCAAAGGAGTTGACAGTGAACGCGGAAGGTCGAACCAGCCTGCCCGAAAAAGGCTCACGCTGGTTCTCTGAGCTGGACATTCACGCCATGTCCAGCCTCATCGTGGGGGGCGCGGCCGTGCTGTCGTTCAACTCCTCACGTGACCTCGCTGACATGTGCGGATTCAACGGATGGCTGTCCTGGGTATGGCCCGTCTGTTTGGACGCGGTGGCATACACCTCTACCCGAATCTGGCTGTCCCGCACGACCGACAACGACACCCGCCGCTACTCCCGGCGACTGGCACTCACCGCCATCAGCCTGTCCCTGGGAGCCAACGGACTGGACCTGTTCCTCAACGTCGAGAAACTCGCCCCCGTCTGGGGTGTCGTGCTGCTGGTCGGCGCGATTCCGCCGGCAACGCTGGCGGCCGTCATTCACATGCTGGTCATGCGCCGTGGCCTCACCACCATCCGCAAGGCACGCGCCACGAAGACCGCGACCGCCACACCAGCGCCGAAGCCGAAGGCCACTCCGGCTCAGATTCCAGCCCCCGTGCCGGCACCAGAGTCGCCGGCCGCCCCGGAACCGTTGGCCAGCGTCACCGAGATGACCGCGCCCGCGCCGGACTGGCTCACCCCGGACATGGACCTCCGGGCCGCCATCACCCGGTACCTGGACGACAACCCGGACGCCACGCCGGCCACGGTGCACACCCACGTTGGCGTTCACCTGGACGCCAAGAAAGACACCACCCGCAAGACGCTGGGCCGCATCCGCGCCGGACTCGAACAGCGAGCCGTCGGAGAGGAGTAAGCGATGTCGAAAGGCAAGGCGCAACGCACCACCGACACGTCAACCACCATGGGAAAGCGGTTCGCCAGTCACGTCCGAAAAACCAAGTGGTACCGGTCCGGACTGGCGGACCGTGTTCCCCGCAAACACAAGCTGTTGCGGCCAGTGCTGCACATCACGTTGGGCGCAGTGAAAATCGCCGGCTACGCGGCGGCCGGGGCCACCGTCGGCGCGATCGAAGGAACCCGCGCCGTCGCACCCCATGTACGCCGACACGTCCAGAAAAGCCGCGCGCCAAAATGGGCACCCCACAAGGTGCCGAAGATAGAACGTAAACGCGGCGAATGGCGCGTCAAACACGCCGTTCACTGCATTTGCGGCGAGACGTTCACCAGCACCATGGCCCTGAATTTGCATTACATCGAGAAACACAACGGGGAGAAACGGGAACCGAAACCGCACACTCCAGCCACGTTGCACCACAGCTACAAATCCCGCCACAGGGGGAAGGTGAAGGTCCGGCCCACACCCGGCGCACCCGCCGGCCGGCACCGGGCCACACCAACCACCGCCGGGCACCACAAGGCATCCACCTACGTGGAACGCCACCGACGCAGGATCGAAGAAAGGGGACGTGCAGTCATGTCCGACAGCACAAGCACGGCGCACGCCGTCGCACGAGCATGGACCGGGGTAGGCGAAGCGATCCCCCGAAGCACGCAGGAAATTCTGGATCTCGTCGCCGGACTGGCGGCGGCGGCCAGCGACAAGGCGGACGCGTTGCACGAGCTTCAGAAGACCTTGATTGGTCGCCTGAACATGGATCCGCTGGTGGTTCACGGGCTGAAGCCGTTGGTTGATTTGGCCGACGCGGAAGCCTCCCAGTGGACCGCGATTGTGAACACCATCGAAACCGTGTATGGGCCGTTGCTGTCGCTGTACCGCAGCGGAATTGCCGTACCGAACGCGTAAGGAAAGGGGACGGACATGAGCGTCACAAAGGTGACGGGAGCAGTGTTCGGCACCATGCGCCGTCGCCGGTCGGAGTTGACGCCTATGTTCGTCACCGCCGGCACTGTCGCACTGGGTGAGATCTCGCAGTACGCGCCGTTTGCCCCGGTGGCCCTCGGGGTCGCCGGGGCCGCGACGGCGGCCGGGTCGTGGATCTCCGCGTACGGCGGCGACGACCGGAACAAGCTGTACCTGTTCAGCGTGTTGGCCGCGTCCAGTTCGGTCGTGCTCACGTTGCATGAACTTGGCTGGTCGCACTTTTCGTGGACCGCGCCAATCACGGCCGGCGCTGGCCTGGCCATGGGTATCCCGTGGTGGCGGAACAATCGGCGACGGACACGGGTCACCCTCACGGAAACGGTGGAGCGGTGGCCGGCGCTGGCACGGAAGTTGCGCATAGACACCGTGCGCACGGTCGCTATTCGGGCGCACGGTGGCGGCAATTTCGAGGGCCGTCTGGTGTGGCCCGCCGGGGACTACACAGTGGCGGAGATCCTGGAGAAGCGGGAGCGTATCGAAGGCGCATTGGCGTTGCCGACTGGCACGCTCCGCATGGAAAGGAACGGCCGGGACTCGAATTCGGTCACGTTCAAGGCGTTCGTGACGGACCCGCATGAGAAAGGGATCAACTGGGAGATTCCCGCCGAGGAGATCAACGGGGAGTGGTACGTCCGGGAGCTGGACGCCTGCGACCCGATCACTCTCGGTTACCGGGAGGACGGGGTTCTGAAGACCATGACCCTCACAGACAGTAAGGAGTACGGCTCCCGGTCCGTGATGCTCGCCGGCGCGAAGGGCTCCGGCAAGTCTGGTCTGGTCAACATCATCGTGGGCACGCGGGTGTGTTGCCGCAATGCCGTGGTGTGGGGAATCGACCTCAAAGGCGGAATGGAACTGGGACCGTGGCGCAACGCCATGGACTGGTGCGTCACCACCTTTGACGAATCGCTGGAAATGCTCGAAGCGCTCGAAGCGGTGGTGGACGCCCGCGCGAAGTATTGTGCGGAAGTCCTGAAAGTTCGCCGCTGGCCGATGACACCGGAATTCCCGGTGTTGACGGTTGTCGTGGACGAGTGCCACTCGTTCAACGGCGCGATGAACCGCAAGCAACTAGAAATGTTGGAGCGGATCATTCAGAAGGGCCGCGCCCTCGGTGTCGAGATCGTGGAGGCCACCCAGTATCCGACGCTGTTGGCGTACGGCTCGAACCTTGTTCGTGAACAATTGGATCAGCGGTTCTGTTTCCGGATGCAAGGCGAAGACGGGGAGTACTTCGTGTTCGGCACACGCCGGGACGGGAAGGTGGGCGCGAACCTCATTCCGCAATCGCGGCCGGGAACGTGCTACTACCAGGACGCCGAAACGATCGATCGGATGCCGATTCGTATTCAATACGTGTCGGACTCCACCGTGTCCACTCTCGTCAAATTGCGTCAAGGGCGCACGTGCGAACTGGACGAGACGTCGTCGGCGGCGGCCACAGCGGTGTCCCAGCTGTACGCGGACCGGCCGCATGTTGTCCCGCTCGACGATGACGGCAACCCTGTCCCGGGACACCAGGACACTGTCCCGGACACCCGGGACATGTCCCGGGACAGCCGGGACAACGCGGGACAAGGGCGGGACAACGTGGGACAGGATGACGTGGGACAGGCGGGACAGGATGTCCCGGAACCGACGTGGATGGACGGGCCGGATGTCCCGCTGGCGGAGCTGGTGCGCCGGCACCAGGAGTCATTGACGGCGGGACAGCAGGACATGGCGCAGGCGGCCCGGGACGCGCTGATGGCGGAGTTGGATCCGCCGAAGCTGTCCGAGTCGGACGCGATTGAGGCGCTGGTGTCCGCCCTGCGGGCGGCCGGGCCGGACGGGGCGCATGTCCGGGACCTGGCGAAATCGGCCACGCGGGCACGATCGTGGACGTACGCGAAGTTGACGGAGATGGGAGCACGGGCCACCAAGCGCGGTAACTGGACGTTGCCAAACGAGGAGCTTGTCAACGCTGGGTAATCGTCCATTCCTTGTCCACTGGACGATTCCAAGGCTCTGACCTGTAGTTACACTCCCCCAGCCCCCTCACTGGACGATCACACGTCCAGTGGACAAACGACACGGCCCCACCGGCATGGATCGGTGGGGCCGTGCTGTGTCTGGCGGGGTTCTTCCCGAACTGGACGGCGCTCCGCCGGGGCCGCGCGACCGGACACGCGGGACACGATAGCGGGACGAGCTGGGACAACTGTCCCAGTGAAGAGCCCGGGACACTCGGGACACAGTGTCCCGGGCCGGGCGGGACACGTCCCGGGACACTGTCCCGGGTTGTCCCGCCGAGTGTCCCGGGCCGGGCGGGACATGTCCCGGGACAGCGGGACACCTTGTCCCGGGCTCGCCGGGACAACGGCCGGGACATGTCCCGCCGAGTGTCCCGGGACAGGACCGGGACACCGGACACGGTGTCCCGGTGCGACGTCTAGTGTCCCGGGGATGTCCGGTGTCCCGCCGTGTCCCGGCCGTCCGGGACAGCGGGACATCAGGACACGGCCCAGGTGTCCGGGTCCACCATGAACCCGGCCTTGCGAAGGCGGTTCGCCAACATGAACCGTTGCTGTTCGACCGTGGCCAGCTTCGCCACCAATTCGGCGTTCAACTTGGTAGCATTAATGGCGGATTCACGAATCTGATCGTCCCAGGTCGGTTCGCTGAACACCTTGTTTCCGGTGTCGGTTTCCCGGATCTCGTACACCTCCGTGTCCTCCGAAATGGAGTACTTCCCGGCGCACTGATGGCACAGACCGCCCGGGGCCGCCCGGTACGCGGATTCCAACAGGTCGTCCATCTGTTCCGGGTCGGCCGAGTCGCCCTCCCATTCGAATTCGGCGTGGCCGCCGTTCTGATAATTCGCGGTGAACTTCACTTGGTTTCTCCGTTCTCGGGAATCATCGCCAGGTGGTGACGGCGGATCCACGCGTGGCGAATGGGCGCGAACGCCACCCACGGGCAGTGTGTCACGGCGCGATAGACGGCCTGCGTCTTGAGCGCCCATTCGTAGTGGTAGTTCGCGTAGTCATCTTCAGTGGACCAGAGCTGACGTTCGGGGTTCTTGTGCCATCCGGTGCGGGCGTTGTCCCGGTAGGTTTCGGGCCAGCTGTCCAGGTGGATCGGGTGGGAGTTGTAGGCGGCCATGGTGCGGCCGTGCCGGATGCCGCTTTCGGTCAGGTAGGACACCTGCACGCGAGTGGGGGTTACCTTGGTGATCAGCGCGACGCGCGGGGCGGCGGCGGAGCCGATCAGGGCCAGCCGACCGGCGGCCGGGGCCGCCGTGTCCTGACCGTGTGTGAACACGGCCTGGACGGCGCGGGCGGTCTCCGGCTTCGACGTGAGCGCCAAGAGTCGCTGTACGTAGTCGACGTGAGCGGCGATCGGGTCCATGGTCGTGGTCATCCGGTCACGCTCCGGACAGGAATGCGGTCGAAGTTGAGGGCGTAGGCGGTGGCGGCGGCGAAGTGCATGTTGCCGAGGGTGGCCAGCACGTCCAGGGTGCCTTTGTCCGCCTCGGTGATGTGTCCGGTCTCGCCGGCCTTCTCAACCAGTTCGGAGACCTGGTTGAGGCACCGGATTCCCGTGTTGTAGTGGTCCTTGCCGTTCATGTCGGTGTCCTCCTTGGTTGCCGTGTCTACAACCCTAACCGCTCAGTCGCGGGATGTCAACTTCTTGAGCGGCTTTTCTCCATGCCGAAGCAACGTGCCCACCCGCGACCACGGAAGGATCCCCTCCACACGCTCTGGCGGGTAGCTCTGCAACGCGGAGAACGGCTCGTGATGCACAACCCCAGCCCGCTCGAAGTACATGCCCGCCGGATGCCCCGGCCGGACCGCGTGTCGACCGCCCGTGCTCCATCCGGCGACCATGGCCACCAACGACCACGGGAGCACCACAGTTTGATCAGCCCATACGGCGGGACCGTTCAGTCGAACAGGAAGCCCCACCGGCCGGTCCGGTCCGGCCGCGTGCCGGCCGTAGATGTCACTGTCCGGGTCGAGATGTCCCGGGTCCGAGCTGTTCACCTTGCCCACCTTCCGTGGTGACGAAACGAGCGGCAAGGGATGCCCGAACCGGGCATCCCTCACGCCTAGTTGACGATGTTGAACGACGGGAAACGGCGCGCGACCACCGTACGTATACAGTCGGTCGCTTCCTTCTGTGTGGTGTGCGTGACGTGGCCGCACGTCACGATCGGAGTGTGTTCCGCGTCCGCGTCGCGGACCACGGCTCCCTGGAACTTGTTCTTGACGGCCGGGCGAGGAAACACCCGATACCGGTCGGGGTCGTGTCTCTCCTCGGCTTTCTTGGCCATGCTCAACTCCTCACGGGAGGCGGGAAGTTCATGCGACGAACCCACCGGTAACTGGGCCTCTGGATGGATGATGTGCCGTCGGTGAAAGTAACCAGCAAGGTGCCGGCGAGCCACGCGACCGGGACTTCTTTCACGGTGCGCCATCCCTTTTCGGTGAGGATGACCATTCCCTTCTTGAGGTCTTTGTGTTTGGTGTCCATGGTTGAACCTTAACCTAACTTGCTTGGTTGGTCAACTGTTTGGTAGAGTAGTCATGCAACCACGAAGAGGAGTCAACACCATGTGCATGGGCAAAACCCACGCGCGCCAAGGCGTACCCGCCGGAATCACCCTGGCCGCCTTCGGCGCACCCCTGACCGGCGCACCCCTCCCGCTCAGCCTTGGCGTCGCCGTCACCGGACTCGTCATCGGCGCGGCCGTGTTCCCCGACATCGATCACCCGGACGCCACCGTGGCACACAGCTTCGGCCGCGCCTCCACCATCGTGTCCAAAGCCGTTCACGGCCTATCCGGCACGCTCTACTCCCTCACCCGTGCGA